AGAGGAAAGAGCATCTCCAAATGCTGATCCGACTTCACTTGCAGCGCTTGACAATACGTCCCAGTATGGCTTAATTTTATCCAAACCAGAAGTTAATTTTGCCGCAATTTTCTCTCCATCCAGTTCTCCAACTTTATCTACCAGCTTACTTATTGCTTTAATTCCAACGGCAGATAGCGTATCAAATGCAGGCTGAAGTTTGTTCGCCGCAGTTTCCGAAAGCCCATCCATTGCCTGACCCACTGTTTTATACTCGGTAGCAAGCTTGGTAAATGCGTCATTCGTTCCCACTGCTGATATCGCATCAAAAAAATCCTCGGTAGCCAATTTCCCGTTTTGTACATCTTTTATCAAAGACTGAGTAGACTTTCCCATTTGTTTTGCAACCGCTGAAATTCCAGCCGGGGTTTGTTCCAACATTAACTTGAAATCTTCCCAAGCTACAGTAGGTTTTGCCGCCATTTGTGTCGCCTGCTGGGAAAGCGTCTTCATAGCTTGAGTTGGGTTTTCTGCCGCTGCTGCCAGTCCTCCAAATCCTTTTACCAACTTTGTTGTATTCTTGGTTCCAACAGCTTCAAGCTGGGCAAATGTCGATGCCATATCCGATGAACTATAGATTGTAGCTTCCGCAAAGTCCTGAAGTTCCCCTTTTATGGATTTAATTTCGGCCGCTGTGTGTCCGTTCATTTCCATGTTGCCTTGAAAGGTTTTCCAAGCAGCTCCAGCACTATTTAGATCTCCAATTAAACCACTTACTCCACTGCTAACAACATCAAATGCTTTCTGTCCGGCAGCCATCATAACGCCGAATCCAATTCCGCTAGAAACCGTAGATTTTAAACTACCAATGCTTTCTCTGGCAGACCGCATTGCGGCAGAAAATCCTTTATCGGAGGCACTCAATATTGCTTTTACAGAAAATGTCTCTGCCATTTAGCGACCTCCTTTTCTTTTCAAAAAATCCCTTATACGATCAGCACCTTTTTCTCGTTCTTCCACACGTTGGATTTCTTTTTCATAATTGAAAAATTTAGAGAACCGCTTGTATACCGGTTTTGTCTTCCCTTTACCAGCAGATCTTTGGGCTTGAACCGCAAAGCTTAAAAATGCAAGTAAATGAGCATAATAATTGCGATCAACCGTTTTATATTCATAAGCTTTCACCAACATTTTGTATTCTGGAATCGTTAGCTTATCAACTTCGATTAGATTTTTAAAATCGAAATATCTAAAACAGTCAATCGCAATTTGTTCATAATCAATGCTACGAATGATTACTTCATCATATCTTCTACCGCTTTCAGCGTCTTCTCGGTAATGCACTTCGTAGCATTGGAACTCTTTAAAAAACCCATCACCTCTTCAAACAGATCATCAATATCTGTGTCCGGATCATCAATGAATTCTTCAATTAAAGCTTCTGTAAGACGTGGATTCTGCCCTTTATTTCCATAATAAAGAATCGTACAAATTGATTTCGGGTTTCCATCAATCAATCCACCGATAGCATACCGAAGTCCTGCATCTTCCACCTTCCCGTTTTCAGATTTAATCTGCACTGTTTTGTCGATATCTTTCAAGAATCCCATCCCAAAATTAAACTGATATACTTGTCCTTTAATCGTTAATTCTTTCATTGTATTATTCCTCCTGTACTGAATCTTTGAATAAATAGTTTGCTTCTTCCTGTTCCTCTGCGCTTACGGTAACTTCTCCACGTTTCCCAGATCCATTAATTCCAAATGTAAGAGAAATCTCCACATGCTCTTCTGCCGATGCCGTTTGTTCAAATTCAGTTATGTAACCTTGGAAATACATTCCTTTAAATTTATTTGATGAATATGTGGATCCCGGTTCATCAAGATTTGCTTCCCAAATCTCTATTAACTGGTCATTATCCATTGCATCTTCCAATTTTTTTACAATCTCGTCTCCTTTGGACAGAATCAGCGTAGTAGAAATTTCTACTTCTGCCGTACCAGGTGTCCGAATTGAACCGTCTTTTGTCGCCGTAGAATCCGCATCTTTACTTTTTGTTCGGCTATCTTCTGTTACAAATGGAATTCTTTTACCTGCTGTAGTAGATGCCTCGGATGCGATTCTAAAAAGATATACAATTCTTTTTCCTTGAACCGCTTCGGCAAACGCCTGTAAACTATAAAGAAATTTTTTCTTCATTTTCATTCCTCCATTTAATCAAAATAAAACTCCACGTTTAAAATCCCGTGGAGTAATGGTTGTGTTGTAGTTGTATCTGATAATATGCGTTGCTCTATATTTCGTACATCCCAATTAAAATTGGAAGTTCTTCTTATTGCTCTGCATATTCCTTTGATTTTGAGCAAAATTTGTGAAACATCGCCCCTTTTTTTCGGATTGTTGTTCCAAACATCAATCGTTTGGTATACGCTACCAAAAACGGCAGTTTTATTCCTGTCGTCAATTTGCTGATTATCTGCTAAATAAACAAATGGATATGGCGTATTATCAGGAGGGAGAAATCCATCATATACGTCATATCCCGTATTTTTTAATTCTGTCAACAATGTGCTAAATAATTCCTGCTGTGGATCCATAATATTACCTCGTCAACTTATCCATATCTTTTCTAAATTGCACTTTCTGCTCATCGAAAGCAGGCTTTAGGTATGGCTGTGCTTGCATCTTTCTTGTTCCAAGTTCTACATAACCACCATAAAGTGTATGAGGCTCAACCTCTGCCGTCATTCCTTTGTCTGTTATCGCAAGCTCTATGCTTCTTTTTAATGTTCCAGTCGGAGGTACAAACCGTTTCCCTTCATAATGTCCTTTAAAATTTTCAGCATTTCCCTTAGCCTTTTGCTTCATTTCGGCTCCATTGCTCTTTACAACTCGCTTCACATCATCGAGTCGCACATTCTTTTTTAGTTTTTTCTGAATCCTTTCTATGCCAACAATCTTAACGTTACTCATTACTGCACCTCCGATACTACAAACGTATGCTTTACTCGGAGCTTTCGGCTACTGTCTACCGTATAGATTCGTTCCCCTATCCGTATACGGTCGAATACGTCTGTATAGTGGTTCTGAAGCTGGATACAAAGGCTGCCCTGTCTGATTTCTCCGTAGATCAGACGCATAGTTTTTATGCTTGTATCCATAACCGAAGCATAACGCAAGGTTTCATCGACAGAATCTTCTCCATAATTTCCAGTATTCGGATCATATTCACCCGAAATAGTCTTTTGGAAATATACTGGTGTATCATACCTCATAAGAATCTCACCTTTCCCTTTGTCGCTTCTTTTTGAGCGTTCAGGTAGGATTGGATATCGTCCAGATACGGCTCAAAATCGTTGCTTGCGAAAGAAAGACTCTCTCCCTCAACTGAATGGGAAGAAAGCCCTTCTGATCCAATCCGGTTAAACCGCATGATGGAAACGTCCGTAACAATGTATTTCAGATCATCCGGCACATCCAGTCCACCTAAAAGTACTTTTAAACGCTTTGTAGTCGCCGCGATAATAATATTCAGCCTCGTATCCATCGTTTTATCATCCTCTGCGATTCCAAGAAGTTCTTTTACGTCCTCCAACATGCGTCCACCTCCTTAAGCCCATGTGACGTTTTTGAAATTAAAAGTGACAACAGGCGAATCATCTACTTCTACGGTAAAGGTATCTCCTCTGGAAACTCGCAGAATAATTTCCGGGTCAAACGCCATATCTTCTTTCCCTTCTCCTGCCACTCCATTCTTTTTCAGTGTCATTGTCGTTCCGGTCTTAGTAAGCTTAAACGGGAAATAATACCCGCTCTGCTCTTCTTTTTTACTGGAAAACTGTGTATATCCCGTTACTTTCTTAATGGTTCCTACTACGGATCCATCCGCAAGGACTTTTAAATCGTTTCCAACTAATGAAGATACTCGCTTACCTAGTAAGCTCTGACCGCCGGAATAAAGTGTCATAATGTCAGAGCTAATTATTCCCCCGCAATGGTTCCTTTGAATACACCGTCTGCAAATTCCGGGAAGAATTTGACACAAGACATAATCAAAGTATCTACCGTTGCCGTAGAAGTGGCTGTAGAATGTGTCATACCGATTAATCCTGTCTCATCTGCGGTAAGGTTAAACGTGCGGGCTACATCACCGGACATCGGGACATAGGCGCCTCTGATGTTTTCTTTCGCCGTTGCGATCGGCTGCTTTGCTGTTACCTGTGGGGAAACAATCGCTGTACCAAGTCCAAGGAAGTTTTCAATATAAGTAAATCCAAAGGCAGTCTGCATTGTGATCTGTGCTGTACCAAGATAATCCGCTACGTCCTGCTGGTTAATGAAGAAGATCGGGGTTACATCCTCATCTTCATAATATTCCTGAAGTTTCGCCCAAAGGTTTGCAAGGACGATCTGTAAGCTTGCCCCGCTTGCTGATCCAGTACCGGCTTTCAGCATGGTGTAAAGGGATGTTTTAACCGCTTTCTGCACCTTTTTGATGAGCTGATCGTCACTCTCATTAACTGCGATCGTACGTCCAACCTTCTGGATCGATTCTGCGGTTGTAACTCTCCTGTATTTGTCCAGATCAAGAGTAATAGTTTGACCCAAAGCTCTTTTTACCTTTGTCGGTGTAATTACTTCTCCTTCTCCTACCTGCGATGCTAATTCCTCTACCGTCCATTTGTAAACCTTGATATCTGTCCCGGCAGACATCGGGATCAGGTTTGTAACACCGAGAAGATCCCTCAATTCTCTGATGTTCTGAGAAATTCGACTAGTAAAATCGATAGAAATGGCAGGCTCAAGGTCTGTAGATAAGCTTGCCCCTGTCTCTGCTGCAAATAACTGCAAATCATAAAGTTTCTTTTTCATGTAATCTTTTCATCCTTTCTTTATTTCTGGAACAAGTCCATGTGTTCGTTGATTAATTTCTGGCGTTCCAGTGGATCTTTCACTTTCATAATCTGTTCTTTCGTGATCGATGCCGGTTCCGATGTTTTCTTCGGTGGATTTCCTTTCAGTGCATCTTTCACAGCCTTTTCTACCGCAGACTGGAATGCTGTAATGAAGGAATCAACAGAGCTTTTTGTCTTTTCTGCATCGTCTGAAATCAGCATTTCAATAAGGTCATCGCTCACAGAGATGTTCTTTTCTCCGAGCATCCCACGGGCTACTGTTGCCATCTTTCCGAGCGCGTCTTTCCGGAGCAGCTCCTGAACCTGTTTTTTAAGCTGTTCATTTTCATATTTTTCTTTCTGCTCTGCGTTCATCCCGGCAAGCTTTTCGGCTTCATCTTTTGCCTTAGACTGTTTCTTTTCCCATTCAGAAAACTTTTGTGCAAATTTCTGATTGATGATCCTGTCTACATCCTCATCCGTGTACTTCTTTTCCGGTTCGTTTTTTGGTTCTGTCGCTTTTGGATCTGCTCCTGCCGGATCCTGACCGCCTGCTGGGTCATTCCCTGCCGGATCTGTCCCTGCTGGATCCTCTGCAAACATCTGTAACGCCATAAATAATCTTTTTTTCATTGTTTCTACCTCCGTAATTTAAAGATTTCACGCCTATCTTCCGTAGCTTTTACCGGGGATCCACGCCTGCCCGTATTCCGTAGCTTTTCAAGTGTTCCACGCCTGCACAACCGTAGCTTTGAATGGTTCCACGCCTGCCATGTGTTACATAATCCGAACATGATCCGGAAATTCATTGGCGATATTACAAACGCCAAGAAAAAAGGAATCGACCAGAAGCTTTGATTCTTCTGATAGATTCCCAAAATGTATATCAGCCCATCCGGGCATGATTTCGTATTGAATTTTATCGCATGTCAATCCTGAAATTGAGTCTATTAATGTTGTTACTAAAGCAGTAACTCCGGCGCACACAATGTCTTTTCCTGATGCTTCGTATTGTGCATGACCGGAAACAACAATCCTGTCCTTTCGGGCTTCTACCGCAATCATAGGCATCCAACCTCCTGAAATGCTTTCAACATCTTCGGAAACTGAATTGCAATCCAATCCGTAATTTCTTCTGACTGTCCCCATGCTTCAACATTTCCGCTGTTATTCCACAGACCGCTTTCATACAAAAATCCGTGAATAATCTCATGCCGAAGAACTTTTTTTGAATAAGATTTTAAGTTCTCAATACTCATATCATCTTTTTCAAAAATACCGACAACAATCTCTTTAATAGAATGGTCAATATATCCATCAGCATTTTTAAGTTTCGGTTCGTCCTTTTCTTCTCGGAAAAACACTTTATATTCAGTTCCTAAAATATTTACTGTATCTTTCATCATTCCACCTCTTCGAGATCTTCGTCATCCATGTAAATGCAAATATCTTCGATGACATTCTTCTGTCCTACTATCATATATTCTCCAAACGTGTTTATAAAATCGTGAAGCTGAAATTTTGTAAACCCGTCTTTGTCTATCTGTGGCATTCTTGGTTTTAAGGCTTCTCCTCCATTTGAAAGTATCCTTTTGTTGACTTCATCATATTGGCGGTAAAATATTTCCGCTCCAAATGGTGTTAGTTTTACCTTTATCTCACTATTTAGATTTATTTTTTTCATTTGCCACTCCTCTTTCTTAAAAATGGGTATAAAAATACCACCGGCCATTTCTGACTGGTGGTATCTATAACTTTTTCTCAATTTGATCCGGCCATACCGTATCTGTTACAATCTTTCCTTCCTTTTTATTAATGTCCATCTCATACGCTGCTCCATCATCGAAAATTTCAACGATGAATGCCGTTTCTCCCGTCTTTAGAAGAACCTTATCAAACATTTGTAGTTCCATAGCATCACTCCCTATCTACATAAACAGATGTCAACCGTATTTCTCCCGTATTCTTATCATCAATCCATGCTGTTAATACCTTTGCCGTCTTACCGTTAGGGCCTACTATATCCATGATAACCTCATAGCGCTTTCCCCATCCATTATCCGGCTTTTCCTTTGCATTGTATTCTGATATCTTATCGTATATTTGACTGATCAATTCGTCAGCATTATCTACCGTATATCCAAGAGCTTTTTCAAACGCTTTTGCTTTATCTGGATCTTTATCAGGATTCAGAGCATATTGCGTAAATTTCGCTTTTGGAATAACGGCATCTTTATATCTTGGTAATTTCATTATACCAGAACTACCCGGCTTTTCAACGGATTTTTTCTTCTTTTTCAGCTTATTCCACTCTTCCGTGGTGCCGCCTTTGTCCAGAAAATCCAACCAGTTTTCAAATTCTTTTCTGTCTATATACGGGGTAACATCGCACCTGCAATTTGGATGCATCGGAGCCGCATTTGTCCCTGGTAGCATATCCTTTACCCTAAAATGCTTTCCATCAAGCGCTCTACAAATCGGACACGCTGTTCCCTCTGCCATGAACTCGTATTCTTCAAACCCATTTTCCTCCATTGACCGCTTAGATGCTTCGGATTGTACTCTTGCCATTTCTGTTCGCATCAATCGCTCAGCGTTATACTGACTTACTCCAAACCGCTCTTTCAAGTGTCGAGCCAATACACGAGGATTCTGCCCCTGTATAAGACCGGTCTGTAGCAATTTGTCCAGCTCTGATTTTAGCATCCCTTGATACATCCAGATCCGGTCGGAGAACGTAGCATTTTTAAACGATGCATTGACAATCACTTCCGCCGCTTTTCGGGGATCTGATACACTTTTACCGAGAATCCCAGCTTTCCGTTCGAATTCATCCAACGTCCGTTTAGTGAGTATCTCATCATAATATTTCTGCAATTCATCAAATCCAGACACCATTTCAAGACCGATTCTAGCTTTCAGCATTTCCAGTCTGTTTATCTTCATAGTCAAGTTATAGAGTCTCATTTCCGTATTTGCCTGCTCTGAGAAATTCTTCTCTTTTACATACTTCTTCGCCTTACGCTCATACTCTTCCATGTCAATCTTTGCAACACGCTTTTTTGCTTCTGCCATTGTGATGCCTTCCTTTGTGGCGTAACGGCTGTAAAATCCATTGATCTCTTTGTTGATCTCATCAATCATGTTCTGATAGATTTTCTCAACTTCTTTATCGTACTGTTTTTCCTCACGCTTATTCTTATTCCGGTTCCTCGTTTCCCGTATGGCCCAATACGTTCTGCTGTTCACCGTTTACACCCCCAAACGTCATTTGCATGACTCTATCTCTTGCATCATCCTTCTGTGCGTTCTCCTCTTCTTCTATGCGGTCAAGTTCATCCTGTACATTTTCCACCACAGAAAGAACGGAAAGCTGTGTTTCCTTTGATACGATCCCTTCTAACTTGGATGCAATGTCTGTCTCTTCTGCTAAGTTAGCCGGGAAATTCAGAGTAAACTTGTAGTCGTTATTAATCCAAGCATCTCTGGAAATTCCCTTTACAGTGGATGCCGGATTGCTAAAGATCAGTCTATACCGTCTTTGCATTCCGCTTCTGAATTTTCTTTCCTTTGTCTTTGCAAGATTGCTCATGGCCTGCATCTTATACTTCATTGCGATTCCAGAGGATGTACCAAAATTCTCATCACTGATATTTGCCACCATGCTGATCTGATAGATCAGTCTTTCCAGCCTGTCAAGAAGATGTTCCTGCGTCTCGTCACCGTTAGGCTTCTGCAAGAAATCAACCACAACTCCGTTGACATCTCCGTCGAAGTTAATAATCCTATCATCTCGTATATGCTGCACATCTTCTTTTTCAAGCCGTTGTCCAAGTACTTTTAAATAAGCATCAGCAAAATAATCTACATCATTCGCCTTTTCTGACAATGCTTTGTTATAAGCATCTATCATAGGCATTGCGCCTTCAAATATTCCGACTCGCTCATCGTTTTCGATAAACTCTGTTGCCGGTACTCCTTCAAATCGATGCTCCTTGGCTTCTCCATCCCAACGATACGATCCATCCTGTACAAAGTGCTGCACGATGCTACCATCCGACCAGCTTCCACGCTCTACGTTATCAGCGTCAAGATAATACCGGACAAAATAAAGCGGTCTCTCTAATATACTGTCATCGTATATGAAAAAGGCTTCAAGCGGTGTAAGATACGTGATGCCGATGTTTCCTTCGATGTCGTTGTAATACATCTCATACCCTTTTCCGTAGATACTGCATATCTTTGAAAGCTCTGCATTGTTATCATCCTGATCGTTATATTGATCCAGGAAGTCAATGTAGTTCGATACCACTTCGTCCGTGTTTGTTGTCTTAATCGGAATCCCAATAAAGAACCCATTCATGGTGTCCGTGATGTATTTTGCAAAATTGACGGATATCCTGTTGTCCGGCTTATATGCAGCTTTTTTAAGAAGATGAAAGATTTCGTAATCATTCACATATGCGTCATGTAATTTCTGGTATCTTTTTATCACTTCCTGCTTATGCTTTCCGATATATTCTGACAATATTTCCGGTGTCATTCCTGTCCCTGCTGCTACCCGAAACATGTTATATCCCTCCTATTACTCTGTTATAATGTGTCCCAGAGAAGTCTCTTTCTATGCTGTACTCAAACGCATCAAGCGTATCGATGTCAGTACTTCCGTCATCAAGCCTTTCTTCTTCCATTGACTTGCTATTATATACCGCTTCTTGCAATGCTTTTGACAGCGTTTCACAATCCTCTGTAATTGAAAAAAGTCCGGCTCCCATGAGCTGGACTGTGTATTCTATACGGTCATTAATTTTCTTTTTTACTGCTGGCCTTACATGCAAGTACGGGAATTTCTTTTCACATGCGTTTTTTATGCTCTGGCCGAGGACTGTCTCTGCGTTGTCGTAGTATGCATTAGACGGCTTCCCGTATTTCTTTATAACATCTTCTACAAATTCCAAAAAAAGTTCGGACAGAAGGTTTGCATCAATCCCTTGCCTAAAGTCTTTTTTCATATGCTTTCTGCTCATTACCGGCTGTTTTCTCCCGTCAGAGTACTTTGCAGTAGCCACAAACGCATGACCGGATCCGTTTCCTCCAAAGTCAATCCCGATCTCAATCCGTGATATGTGCTCCCTGTCAATCGGAGCTATGAAACTGTCTGGGTTGTCCGCAAATTTGCGGTATATTGAACCCTCTGCTCTTTTCCATTTCCCTTCTATCAGTCTGTCATAATAGACAGTGCCTTCGTATTCATTGCAAAGATTCCGTACATATTCCGGATCAAGAAATGGATTGTCAAATATTCGATACTTTTGCAAATAAAGGTCTATTCCATCATCGTCTATAAACTCTTTCAACCAATGTGTTGGATTCTCTGGATTACATGCCCCATCAAAACAACTATATTGCTTATCAAGACGGGATTTCAGCATCTCAAATACTTCTTTATTCCATTTTGCGATCTCATCCCCGTATGCATATTTGATAGACGATCCCTGTATTTTTGCAACCTGGCTTACTTTCTCAGCTCCCAGGCAATAAACATCTTCTCCGCATACTCTTGCAACATTTCTATTGTTTATTGTCCCGATTAGAGCTGACGTGTATATTTCTCTCATCGGTTGAAGAACATTTCTCTCTATCGTTTCCCTCGATACCCCAAGGATTACGTTCAAACCGGGTTTCCCCGCGCGTTCTCTAATTCGATACGGAACCGTATACGCTGTGTCTACAAAAGATTTTCCTGATCGTACTGCTCCTGTCTTTATATTCCATCTGTGCGTAGAATTTCTAATATATTCATTCTGCTTATCACTTAGGATTATCGGCATTATGCTTCAACCCCTTTATGATTTCATCGAGTTTATCGATGGCAGAATGATCTTCGTATTCCGGCTTGTCTCTCCACTTTTCCGGTTTCCTGTTTTTGAGCCAGAATATTTGTGCAGTAACATCAGGTACAACTTCTTTCTTCGTCACTGTTTTTTCTGTCATTTTACCATATTCATACTTTTCCTTAACTTCCTTGTACTCATATCCTAACGCTCGTCTCAGAAGCGCATTCTCCACCTGAAGGTCAATGACATCTTTTCCCCTTTTTAAGGTGTCCGAAATGTCCGAATATCTATTTTTCCACATATTCAATGTGCTTCTT